AACATATGCCGAATCTTCAGCATTTGCATCGTAACTATATTTTCCTTTTGGTGGTCTTTTTCCACGACCAAAGTAATTCAATGCCGATATGTTTGTAATACATTTGTGTCCACCACTATTAGCATTTATTAAATCCCAAGCGCTAACTTGTATAGAATCCATTAAGTCCATTTCTTTTTCGGATAATTCCTTGAATGGTGTATCCATTGCTTTTTTGATAACCTCTAAAGATTTTTCACTTGTTTTTGATCCATCGAATTTATCACCATAAAGTGCCATAAAATCTTTGAATGTAAATCCAACTGACTCTCCTCCGAAATCTTTTCCTGATTCAGATACCCACTTTATTGTTGATAATGGAATCATTTTTTCTCTTAATTGAGATTCCCATTTACCTAAGACCTCATCTTTAACCTCACCTAAGTTAACACCTTTAAGTGCTCTTTCTTTCTTAAATGGATTACAAGATGCCTGAACCATTCCCATTGGCCAAGCAATTACCAAGAAGTCAGCTTCAGGATTATTTCTAAATGGAGTAAATCGATCATATGATCCAGGTCTCATCATATTACCACCACCATATTGAACGATTACTTTATCTTGAAGATCGACGTTTGGATTCATTTTCTGAGACCTAACATAATCTTCTTTGTTTTTTTCTAAGTTCTCAATACTAGCATACCCTTTTGTTTTCATCTGATCTTTAATGTTTAATAACATACTCATTAAAGATGGTTTAGCATTCATAACAATATCTCTTAAGAAATTAGGTTTGTTTTTAAATGCTAAAAGAAGTTTGTTTGTAATCAAACCTAATAGTTTTTTGTTTTGACCTACTGATTTTTCTCTATCGAACTTATACAAATAATTCATTACCTGTTCTGGTGTGATATCATTCTTTGCGTAGTCAGCCGAATCCACCATTGAAATTAACTCAATATCATCTTTGGTGAAGATATCCTTTGGTGAAATTGTTTGAGAGATCGTCTCAACGTTTGATCTTGATGGTTTAAAGTTTGTTGAGGTTCCTTTTTCAACACCCGCTTGAGTATCGTGGTGATCTGTATGAATAACAAACATTGGTTTTCCGTGAGCAAAATCAACAAGTACTGGCATTATATCACCTGAAGCATCTTGTTTCTTAATCGCAAACTCTTTGTCCCCATATTGGATTATCTCAGCATCAACAACTTTGATCCCGTGTTGTTCCAAATAGTTTTTCATCGCTAAAGCCGTAGTTACTCCATCCAAATCTTGGTGAAAGTAAATTTTAGCCATTGGGTATCTCTTTGCTAATTCACGTATGTTTCTTATACCACTTTCAGTTAAAATACCTTTAACCTCTTCCTGTAATACTTTTTTAATTAAACTTTTCATCACATATAAATACTTTAATAAAAGAAAAATCCCCACAATTATGTAGGGATTTTATAGTTTTGTGTTGTACGAAAATTATATTATTCCGCAGTTTCAGATTGAGGTTCTAAATTTTCTACCATTTCTAACATCTGAACATCTAAGTTTAACTTCACCTCATCACTTAATAATACTCCTCCTGTGTCAAGAGTCGCGTTCCAAGTAAGATCATAATCTGAACGATTAATTACTCCGCTAATTTCAAATCCGTGTTTTGTGTTACCCCAAGGATCCGTATTTTTACCATTGTATTCGATGTCCAACTCAATTTCTTTTGTTGTATCTTTGATTGTCATTTCACCTTTCATCTTTCCATTGTCAAGATTAACGTAAGTTGATTCAAAATACATTTTAGGGAACCTCTCCGTGTTGAAGAAATCTTCATTGTTAAGGTGTTTATCTCTATCTGTGTTACCAGTAGAAATTGATTTAACTTCAGCCTCAAATCTAACCTCAGCATCTGACATATCATCCATAGTGTATTTCATTCCACCTGAATAATCAGTTAATGTTCCTTTAACATTTGATACCATCAAGTGTTTAATTTTAAATCCCAAGTCAGAGTGAGATGGGTCAATTACTAATTGTTTCATTTTTATATTTATTTTGGTTTATTTTCTTACCAAAACATAATCCTTTTATCGGGACTTGTAAATTAAAAATGTCTTGATTTATGTTAAGATTTTAAGTTAAACCTAGTTGCGTAATATGTAGCGGTATCACTATAGTAGTCCTGTAAAAGTGGATATTCATTAATCACATCGTCTATGTTAGAGTACAAACGCTCTGACTCCCAATACGTTTCTTTCTCTTCTAAAAAATCGTAATATTTTTCCACAGCTTCACCAACATTTTCCTCTTTACCGTTAACGGATGCTCTTAATGGTTTAAATATATTTTTTATTGAGTAATTATCAAATTCCCAATCAGTGTTAAATCCTTCAGAAACCCCATAAATCTTAACCTCACTATATTTGTCGGGATAATGAAAAGTTATAACGGAAATATTATTTAATACATTTTGTATTTTTTCGGTTACCTCTTCACTCAAATATAACCCATTATCAATGTCTTCGTTATGAATCATAGGTTTTAATTTTTGATTTATATAATCCCCAAATTCATCCAACACACCTTCAAGTTTATAAAATAATATTGGTCTAAAATATGGCACATCGTTTGGATTTTGAGCCCTAAAATAAACATATTCATTTTTTTCGGACACTTTTACTGGTGTGAGTATCATCCCATCAACATCAATGGTGCCACCTTCAAACTTTTTTAATAAACTTAATATTTTTTTATCGTTCATCATACAAACATATTATATTCATTATTCCTTCTCACCTCAAGGCCAGGGAATTTATCAAACATATGTGAACTTGTCTGAAGGATCAATTCTTTGGCTCCTTCTAAATCACCTCTTTTAACCGCTTGTATGAAATCACTTTTCCTAATTCCACTACCCATATTGTATGCCATTGACACCATCGCATCATACATACCTTGCGTTATTTTTGTTTTAATACCTTTTTTCTCCCAATCATCTAAAATTTTATTTATGATACCTTCAGCTTCAATGATATCATTTTTAAGTAATGTTTCAGCATTTTTTTTGGTTATTGCAGTTTGACCTGGTACGATATCATTGTAGTTAGGTAAGAATTCATAACCCTCATCTTCACCTGGAAATATTGCGTGACCATATCCTATTGTATATGCTCCGTCACCAATGTCGTATGCTGTTAAAATCGGTTCGCCTTTATGTCTAACAGACCCTTCCTCTCTTTTTAAATGGTTAAAGATCCCTTCAGAAGATTTTCGAATCCTTGGGATCTCCATAGATTTAAAAATCTTCTTCTCTGTTTTAACAACATTCTGTAATGGTGTTTCTAAGTAATTGTTGATTTGGTTTAACGATAATAACCCTAAGAAAGAATATAGAACATATTTTAATATTCTTTTTTTTAAATCACTTGGTAGGTTTTTAATCTTTTCTTTTAAGTTGGATAGATATTCTTTTGCGTCTTCTTTGGTCTTAACCCATAGTTTTGAAAGGTCTAACTCATTTTTAACTTCAGTGAAATCCCACTCCATATCGGGTTGTCTTTCTTCATCTTCAGTAAGGATGGAAAGTTTAAATACCATCTCCTCAAGTACTTGATTATAATTTAATCGAGATTGTATGATCTTATATTGTTGCTCAGTTATTGATAATTTCATATTAATAAATATAATCAATTACTGTTCAAAAGTAATTTTTGAAATTTGTATATCCTTAATGTTAAAATAAACTAGTTCATTTAAAAGATCCGTTATATTTTGGTAGTTTCTAATTCGTTTATTTGCGTGGATGTTATTTCTTCTATTAAAGTAAGTGTAGTAGTATTCATTAAGTTTAACAGTAACGTCCACCTCGTAAACACATTTATCAGAGTAATATAAGTTTTGATATTTTCGAATATTAACTACCTTGATGGTACAATCATTAGGTCTTTGGAATCTTCCTTGGAATTCAATTCCTTTTTTCTTAATTAATTTTTTAACAAACTTAATATCCGTACATTTAATTGCTCTCCCTATTTTTAAGCTGTGTTCCATAGAACAAATATAGTTAATTTTTTAAAATCAACTATCTTCTTCCATAATTTTTTTTGAGGTTTTCTAATTTGGCCTTTTTCAGGGCATTATTTAAAGTATTCGTTGTTTGGGTATTACTATTCTGATTCACCCTATTATAATCAATCACCTTAACTTCTTTTGGTTTAACTTCTTTTGGTAGGTTTTGGAAGATTGTTTCTAATAATCGGTGCTTCTTATCTTTTAGATCTTTTATCAGATCAACTTCATTTTGTTCTATCACAGAAATTGATTCTGACCACTCAATCGTAGTATTATCCAACATTTGGTAGTCAGCCTTCTCTAATATCGTCAATGGACCGAAATTAGTTTTATTTTTTGACATTCTAAAATATTTACCTCGTATTTGGGAGGCATACCCCGTTTCATTACTTAATGTTAAACTTTTTGGGTGTAGTCGTCTATGAAATAATATATTACTTGTTAAATTAATTTTTCTTTTCATCCTATATAATCTACCCATAAAATCCGAATCAGCAGCACATCTCCAACCCTCAAATCCATTCATTGCAAGAAATAAGTTCTTTCTTATTGCGAATACTCCTTCCCCGTAAAGCCCCTTTTCGTCTTTATAATCCCTACCAAAATTATTATCTCTAAAGTTTATAAATTTGGGTTTGACACATTCATATTTTAAGGTCAAACTATTTAATTCAGATAAACAACTTTCCGTCATAACATCATCGGAATCAAAGAAAAATAAATTATCATATTTTGATATTTCAGACAAAGTATTTTTTATCTTATATGGTCCAACATTTTCCAAAAAGAAAAAAAAGAAGAAATTAGGTGGGAAGGTTTTATCTTTAATATATTCTTTTGTTTTTTCGCAATTATCAATACCTACTAAAACCTCAAAGGGGAAGTTAGCTTGATTTTTTTTAATTGAGTCGAATAGTTCATCCAAAAAATCCACATTATCATATGTAGGTATAATTACACTTAAACTCATCTACCTCTTTTTTTACCCATTATTTTACTTAACATATGGACATTACCTGAAGGTCTTGTTTGTTGGGTTTGGACGGGTTTAATCGATTTGGGCGTGGAGTGGTGTTGGTTCCCAAATATTTTGTTTACCATTTCATAATTTAAAGTTTTTTGGCTCTTTTCTATAGTTTTTTCTATTTTAGTATGAATAGGTGGTGTTTCTATTACCACGTTTACCTCCTTACTTGGGTTAAACAAATCATTTACTATTTTTGTTTGTATTGTATCTGAGTTAGAATGAGTATCAAATATCGTTGTTGTTTGTGGTTGGTATGTCAAGAAATCTTTCTCGTGAGCAATTGATAATACTTCAATATTATTTTCAATACAATACTTACCAACCCATACGTCTGCCATATTTGGATGTTCAAAATATGTGATTGGTATTTTCATTAAACTTGTATGAAAACACATAACACCAGTGCCTCCAAAATGTATAAACGCGTCTCTTTTTTGATGTCTAAGACAATGATAAAATTCAATGTAAGAACTATAAAATGATTTTATTGGTTCTTTAGAAAACTTTCTTCCGTGTAGGGTTATAACCCTCTTATTTGAAAACTCTTTACACCTTGTGATCATATGGTCAACGTAGTTTGGTGGGTAAATTAAGTCGTCATCTATTGTAAGGTAATAACCGTCCGAATCAATTAATTTTGCAAACTTTAGTGCGTCCCCATACCTATTATCGGAAAAATATAAGTTTATTTTTTCATCTAAAAATTGAGGGGGAATTTCCCCTTCGTGATCATTTAAAAATATATTAATCTCATCACACTGATCATAAATTGAATCGATTGTTTTAACCAAACTATCTATTCTTTTGTAAGACGCAACACTAACTATTCTTTTTTCACTCATATTGTGATTAAATTATTCTTTTTTCTTTCGTTTTTATTCATTTTGGATTCGTGAACTCCGTGATACACTAATGATTTTTTTACGTGATACAAAAATTTACCACTACTATTAAGTCTTTGGGTGATTTGATGACCAACACCAGAACTTATTAGCGGATCATTAATCCATCTTTTTTCGCTAATCGCATTAACCCTATAATCAAGTAATTCAAAGAAATTCTTCTCACATATGAAACATAGGTCATTCCATTGTGTCCGCAAAACCTCACCTAAATCTTTTGGGTTTTTATAACCCCAATGTGATTTATTAACCCTATCGTCAGTTAATATACTTAAACATATTTTTTTAGTCGAGTCTATCGATTCGTATAATCTTTTGGTTTCATCAAAAAAGTTATCTACTAAAGAAATATCGTCAGGTAAATAAATAAAATACTTTGAATTTACGTTTTTAACAAAACTAAAGGTTGCGTTGTATGTAACGTAATATTTCTTCTTACCCATATTTGGAAACATACCTATTTTAATAACATCTCTTCCTGACAAATCTATTTTTTCAGTCGACCCATCATCAAAGACCGCAACTAATATTTTATAATCTTTTTTATTACGATCAATATCGTCCAATAACTTATAAAGCATCTCCGATCTATTGTAGGTTGTAATTAAAACACAAAAATCATATTCCATAATCATACCCCTAATATTGAATTACATTTATTAATAAAGAATACATCTTTTTTACCGAACCTAGATTCAAATGCGTGGTACGTATTGTTACCATATGTTGTTCCATACCCAAAACTATGATTCTCATCAAGTTTAACATTTGGTATTTCAGCGTGATTAGGAAATAATAAATTAATTGACATCTCATTTTCCGTCGCAATGTGAGAAAGTTCTCCAGCACAATCCGATCTGTTAGTCGTATTGAAGGATGGTCTCCCTAACTCATTATATGTTCTTATACTAAAAACTAAGAATGATGGTGCCGCAAAAATAAATTTGTTATGTGGTGGTTTTAATTTAGAAGCCACTTGAGCATTACCAAATAATCCAACGTTATTTTTAGCCCATTCAACTGCAAGTGGTATTATTTTTTTATTTAATGGTATTGCATCAATGTCAAATAAAACAATTATCTCTTCAGGGTCATATATGTCTTTCAAATAATTGTCAACCGCATCTCCGTGTGTTGTCCAATTCTCAACCATAATTTGGTTAATTGTGAAACCATATTTATTAAAAACTTTTTGTTGTAAATCAACAACTAATGGTTTTATCTTTTTATCGTAAAATGTTATAATGTGCATTAACTTAAGTATTCATTAATATCTTTTATCCAACTTTCTTTTTGGGAGTATCTTGTATTTTTACCGGGGTTTTGATTTTTTATAAATGGAGTATCTTTCCAAAGTATTAAGAGATCTTTATTCATTGCACCAGCACAATGTGCTAATCCAGTATCGTTAGAAATAATCTTTTTAGCATCTCTCACTAATGATAATGATTTTCGGATATCACCAATTTCAATTCTATCACATATCTTTTCCATCCAAGGATTTTGTTTCATATCTGATTCCGATCCCGTGAAATAAATTGGTAAGTTACTATTTTCTTTTATTAGGTCGTATATCTCTTCAGGTACTTCCTTCTTTCCGTACCATTTTGGTTTCGGATCATTATCGTTAAGTGATAACCCACCCAAACCATTTAATAACAATAAATAATCTCCGTTATTCTTTGGTATTTCAATTGCGGGATCAACATATGTGTGGTATTTGTCAGTCCATTTTTCACCAACCATTAATTCAAATGTGTATTCGTAATCTGGAACATTTAGATTAATCATTTTTGAGGAGAACGTTGGTTCTCTTCGTAATTTACCTACGTGATTCATAAAATCACAATCAATAAAACAATCTTTAACGTAAGGTATTGTGAAAAAAACATCTATTTTATGACCTACCTTTTCCGATAACCTTTTTATCCCTGGTGTTAACATTATAAAATTACCTAAAGCATAACCAGCGTTTTGTTCAATTAAAGGCATTCCCATATCTTTTTTTATTATAACTATAGGAAAAAATTAATTTTAATAAATTGTTTTTAGTGTCTAATGTTATAATAGATCTCAGGTGCAATTATAAAATTGTTCGTGGTATTTTGTAATTTATCGACAAAATCTTCACCATCGTCATTAGTGTCGAATAACATATTAGGTATTGTAGTCTTAAACGATATTGATATACCAACTCGGTTTCTAATAAGATTGTTTCTTGAAAGTTCGGGAAATATCTTACCGTCGGTTGTTTTCATTCTCCAAACAACAAAATCATATTGTAAGTATTTTTCTACAAGTGTTTTAACATAATCTTCGTGTATTGTATCATCATCATCTAAGAATCCAATCCATTCTGTTTCACACATTTTAATCCCTTCATTTCTAACTAACCCAGCATTTCCGTGTCTTTCCCCCTTTACTCCTAACTTTTCTATGTTGAATGTTCGTATTCTTGGGTCATTAAATTCTTTCCCGACAACTCCGTCGTAAAGAACAAAACAACTCCAATTTGGGTTAGTTTGATTAAGTAAGGATTGGATTGTATTGTCTATTGTGGGTCTATTAATCGATGGTATTATAAATGTAATTAAATTCATAAATGACTTATTTTTTTCTCCCTTGACAATGAGCCTTCTGACTAAAACCTTTTGGGTTTTTACAATTTATTGATTTTTTATATTTTTCAGACCATTTTTCCTCAATAGGATCTTTAGATAATTTCTTCTTCCAAAACTTATAAAGATTTTCTTTGTCATATTTTTGTTCCTTCAGGTCCCAACCACAATCGTGGCAAAGGTATGGATGTCTATCACCCTCCTCTTTATTCCAAGAGTGTTCACATTTCTCACAAACAATCTCGTCTTTGAATATTCTATCCGCCTGCTTTTCTGTTAGTATTATTTTCATATTAATCACAATTTCCATCTTCTTCCCATAAATTAACTAAATAATTATAGTACTTATTATTTAGGTATGTTTCAACTTCTTCTCTAACCTCAATCATTTCATCAGAAGGTTCTCTGTAATCCTCATCATCTTCATCACAATAATTTTCATCACAATAATAAAAACTAATTCCTTGGTTTATACAAAAATCCGCATATTCTTCACCATCATCAAAATTACAAGGATCTTGTATTTCAGTTTGATACTCAATTATATCACTTATTTTATCAAGTTCCACACCTCTTCGTCTGAACCTTAAACTCATCATTTGATTTTCACTTATTATTATTTTCATCACCAGTTAAAGTCCTCTCTTGTATTTATTGAATTAAGTAGTTTTAACTTAAAGTTCCCTTTCCCTAAATATTCTCTCAAATGATATTCTAACTCATAGAGGAATCCACCAACATCTAACGATTGAAAAATAGTTTCGTAATAAACAATAATCGATATTTCAATCATATTGTTTGTTTTATACACATTTACAACTTCAACTTTTGAAATTGACTCTATTTGATCACAAACATCAAAACTAATAATCTCAGGGGCATCGGCGCCAAGTTCGTTCATCTTATTACATTTTTTTTTGATATCGTCAAATGACATATCAACCGTATTTTGAAATGTTATAGTTTTTAATTGTGATTCTGTAATTATTATTTTCATATCTCCACGTAATACACTAAAACCTTTATTCCCGTTCTCGGATATATTAATGAGTTTAAACAATCTTGTATAACTCCACTTACTTCACCCTGTATCTCAAATCCAACCTCATCATCATTCAAAGCATCTTCTAAAGATAAGTGTCTACCATCCATAGTGGTAACAGATCCCCCTTCTGATACTTGACACTCTATTTTATAAACATCATCTTTTACGTAAACATTAGTGATTCTCCAATCAAAGTCATACCCACCAACAAACATTTCAGGAAAATCTTTTGTTGAGAAGTTATTAATTGATAAGTTATCAATTATTTCCATAGTTTTTTCTTCTCCGCCAATGTAATCATTGAAGAACTCACCATAGTCCCTAATATCCGTCCATCTATCTATACCGAAATAACCTAAGATATCTTCATCAAAAGTCGGGTAACCTTTCTCTTTAGTTTGTTTATCCCACATTTTTTTAAGAATTTCGGATTTACGAGTGGGTTTGTTTGAACTCTCAATCACCATTCTCATTTGAGATTCCGTGATAACTATTTTCATTTTCTTAATGAATTGATTATCTCTTCTTGAAAGAAGTTGGTTATTTCAGGTTCGAGTCCATTTTCTTTTAAAATATCCTGTAATCTAACTTCTTCATCGAACACACTATAAAAGTCATAATCGGTTAGATAACCTCTTTTGTCTGTTGAGATAACCCCAAGGAATTCATCGCCCATATATTTTATCTCACCGAAGTAATTTATTTCCCCATCTGATTCATATTCTTCGGAAAACTCATAAGTTAAAGGAGTTCCGTGTCTTTCCCATCTAAATCTTTCACCCTCTCTTTCATCTGGCATCATCTCTTGATCAAGATCGTAAACAAACTCTTCTGCGTTACCACCTTTATCAACAAAATTTTTAAACGACCTCATCATAGATTGTTCGGATGGTTTTAACTTTTCGCCTTCCTTAACTTTTTTGTATAAATCAAGAATCTGATCAAAGTTTTCATTTAGGGTTTCTTCAGAATTACCGTAATAATCTTTCAACTGATCATTAAAAATATCTTCCATTGAATCCATTATACTACTATATATGTCCCAAAAATTATCTAACTCGTGGTCAGTATGTGACATATAGATATCTAAAGCCGAATCATATACTTCAGTAGCATAGTCTTTGAAGTCTTTATGATCCTCAACATTTATGAGAGATGTTGCCTCTTCAACATCACTTATAAGATCCTTATATCTTCTTTTAACCCACATTTGCCCTGGTGTCATCATATCTGAATAGGTTTTTTAGTTTTATTATCGTAGATAGTAAAAGGATTTGCAATAATAACCCAATCAACATAAGAGTAAGCATCTTTTCTATCCCAAGCTCTTTCTGAATTTTTAACCTGAATTGTTTTTGTTCCGTGAGTTGGGTGTGTCATTATTAGATCGGTACCAAAAGTCATATCAATTAGATCACCATTACCTCCACTATATTCGGATTCAAACCCCATATCCTCTAAGGTTTCTTTAATTCTATTCTCAGCACTCTCACCGATCGCACTTGCTCTTTGAATGTTTTTAGTATAATCCAATAGTACGTTAGGATCTTCAAAATACTTATCAACCAATCTTCCAATGTATGGTTTGATTTTTTTTAATCCTTCGGTTGGGTTATTAATGATAGATTGTATTGTGGGTTTAGCATTTTCACCACCTTTATAAATTAAATCCGTAATCAACTCAGAAAGATCCGAATAGTTGGTATTCAACTTATTAATTGGTTGCCATTCGCCATTTATGTAAACTAACTTACTTGAATTAACTTTGTTATTTATAAAGTATTCTTTTTGTTTCTCACTTATCTTACCTAATGATTGGAGTAGTTCCGCCCCCTTAATGAATTGTTGTTTCAAGGAATCAGGAACGTCTGTTTTAAGTTCTTCGGTTTTATTGTTAATAATCCTTTTAAGTCCAAGTCCATCGTCTTTATGTAACCAGCTTTTTAATGATGCGATTTTTTTGCAAAGCAACATTTTTTGTTTGTTGTCCGAAAATCTCCCACACTCCATATACTCTGATTCGTTTAGAGTTTGGATCCTCATCACTTCTGAGATTCTTAATATCTCTTCTTTTATTAACTTTTCCATTAATGATAAATATTCAGTTAGAAGTTTAATGTAAAATTATGTTTTAGGACTTCCTCAACATAATTGTTATTGTGTGTAATTGTAATATCTTCATCATCTAAATTAATTAGTATCGACCCATTAGACCCTTCATTATTTTCCCAACCACCGTGAAACAAATCAATGACGTTGTAAGATATATCTTCCAATAGTGAATCCATTCTAACTTCCCCTTTGTCAGTTTCCATAAAATCATTTATCCATCCTTCATCACCACTACCTTCATATGTTAACAAAATTTCATTACCATATTTAGTTTTTAATTCATTAATGAATTCCTTATCTAAAAACCTTTCACGTTTATTTGGGTTATTTTGACTATACCAAGGGTTAGGTATATTAGCTAAATCAACAAAAGTTTTGGTTACACTTGTTTCCTCAGAATTTAGTTCTGGATACTCATATGTCACAACAACTTGTCTATCTTGAGCATTAATCTCAAAATACAAAGTTCCAGTTTCGTTATCATACATTTCATCATAAAAATTACTAGTGTCAAATCCTTCCACAATGTTGTCGAATAATTCTTCTATTGATTTAGGTATGAAACTTGGTTCATCAGTATACTTACCATTATAAAATGGTCCTCCTAAGTCATCCTCCCATTCACCGTCGTAATAATTTCTACTCCAACTTATCCCATCTTCTTCATTTAATGAGTTAAGTAATAATGAATATTTTTGTAGGTCTTTTTTTTGTATTTCAGTTAATTCCATTCTGCTTATTTATTTATAAATACATTAATCTTCAAACTCCAACTTTTTAGTTCTTGTTACCCAAGTAGGTCTCTCACCTGATATTAATATTTTCATCCACTCTGATGCCGAAGGAATGTGTCCGTCACAATCTTCTTTTACGTGTTGTTCCCCAACATATCTTGTGTAAACAATCTTCCCATCACTATTTATAAACTCAGACCCAAACTTTTGTTCCATTTCAAATATCCCCTCTGAATGGTGTCTGAAGGCTCTATGTAAGGAATGTCCGTACCAACCCTTACTCTCATCTAACCAATTGTGTAGATGTATATAATCTTCCCATTTTCCGCCAAACTTTTTGGCTGAACTTTTTGAATGTAGGTTTGGATGTGCCATTATTTTCTTATTTTTGATGCACTTTCTAAAAAGTGTTTTATTGTTTTATTTGTTGATCCGATGTTATCGTCATTAATTAATTCAGGGTTACTAAATTCCACCTCTTCAAGTAGTTTATGTTTAAGATATTTCTTATTACCTTCAATCTTAAACGTCCTACCATCCTCTATAAATAAACTTGGTAATTCAGAATTATAAATCCCATCAGGTGGGAACACTATACTATGGTGTCTCGCCAAATGATAAAACAAATCTTTATTTATTTGTGGATTTTTTTCCATATTATAATTATACAATATTTATAACTAAAAGGGAAGATGGCTTTAGATCAAAAAAAATACAAGATTTTTACAAAACAAATATACAATCATATAATTGACGATCAAGGTGAAAACTATCTTTTTAATCCTTCAAAAATTTACAAAGAAATCACTGATGATGAATTTCTACAGATTTTAACCCAAAGAGTTACAAACACAGATAAAATTAGATTATCATTTATGGTTTATCTATATGATTTGGAGGGTGATGTTGATCAATCGGTTAACGATGTTTTAAATCAATTTACTATTATTGAAAGTATGATCTTTAGTGAATTGGGTAGTGGATATTTTACGTGTCCCGAATGTCAGGGTAATGGAGCGTTTGATTGCAATGAATGTGACACTAATGGTGAATCCACTTGTGATCTTTGTGATGGATCGGGTGAAGATGAAACTGGTGATCCTTGTTATGGATGTAATGGTGATGGGGGAGTTACTTGCGGTAATTGTTCTGGAAGTGGGTTAGAAAATTGTGATGAATGTGGAGGTTCAGGTGAGGTTGAGAGTGAAGATTTGTTTTGGGAAAAGAAACTTCTAATAACGTACACTTTAAATGATGAATTAAGAAATTTAAAGTTAGGGACTTCATTAAGTAGTGAAGAAAGTGACGAAATAGAGAGTCCACCATCAATTAATCAAATTAAAATATTAGATTCTTACGTTCCTTACAACGATCCTTTTCAAGAATATGATATAGATGAAAAAAACCCAGATTCTATCTGGGTTGTTATTTCAGTTCGTTAAGATAAAAACTTTAATTTATACATTGTTGAATAAATCAGTTCTTGTACCGTATCAATTTGATTTTGGATATAACTATCTTCAACGTCGTTTCTATTTTTATCAATAACACTTAATAATTGTGTAAAGTAACTTAATACTTGTTTACCGCTTTTATAACCACTCATCTTATATGATTTATAGTTAGTCATCAAACCATACTTTCCTTGGTAAGATTCAACCAAACCGTCAGTTAATGCGTCAATACCTTCATAGTATTTTTGAAGTGCCTTGTGTTCAGAATATGATTTTGTTCCTAAATGAAAAACGTGTACTTGAGTTTGTGATTGCAATAAATGACATATCATTTCACAAAAACCTTCATTAGTGTTAGATTCTTTTGAATCCTCTTCTTTGTCCTCTGTTTTATCTTCTTCTTGTTCTAAAAGATTTCTTCTTAACAATTCAACCTTTAACTGCTCACTTAAATCAAATTCACTCATAATATTTTTATTATAAATATCATCGACTTTCTATTTGTTAATTAAATCTTTATCGGCAATCAAAACAAGGTCATCATTAAAGGATGGGTAAATTTCTTTTATTTTACCATATATCTCAGGATAGTCAGACCAAACTTTCACCCCCTCGTTCTCAGGACTATAATCATTATCAACTAAGTACTGAACAATAGTATTGTCTTCTATAGTGATAAATCCGTGGGCGAAGTATCTTGGTACATATATCTCATCACCTTCGTTCATCTCAAAGAAAAATACTTTATTATAATCTTCAGATACCCATCTAAGATCCACCACAAAGTCCAATATCTTACCACCAATGACTTTTATTAGTTTGGCTTGAGCGTACTCGTCCTTTTGAAAGTGCAACCCCCTTAACGTAAATTTCTGGGGGTTGACACTTACATTACTTTGAACCCAATTCTTATCTAACTTAGTAAGATCTAACGGACTAAAGGTTCCTCTTTTATCCATAAAAATTCTATTCTCAACTAAATGTGCCTTTTCCATTATAAAAATTTAATTTCATTTGTTATTGGATTCCAATCAATATTCCACGGCAAGTGAGAATAAAGGTATCGTTCGTCCAACACAGACGCATTGAAGTAGTGTGTGTGTCCGTCGTAATAATGTCCGTGACCACTATGGATGTGACCACAGATGTGAATCTTCGGTTTGATTTGTTTGATTCGTTCTGCAAGTAATTCGCAACCTAAGTGTTGTCCTCGACGACCTTCAACGTCATCCAAGAATCCCCAAGCTGGTCCGTGAGTAATTAAGATGTCTATCCCTTCAGGAATCATATCCCAAACCGCTTTCAACTCTTCACCATTTTTAGGTAAGTTAAACGCCCAATTATAGAACTCAGGTTGCCAAGGAGATCCCCAAATTTTAACTTCAGGTCCATCACCATCTTGTATTGTAATTAACTCGTCTTGTACGTAATCAATGTGTTTGTATTCAGTGAGAATACCTTTGATTTTCTCTACGTTGTTTTGGAAACCCCAATCGTGGTTACCAGCAATGAATACTTTGTGTCCGTAGTCGTCAAGTTTATTATACCAAGACGCAAACTCACGGATCTCGTGTTCGTAACCCATAGAACTTAAATCACCAGCGTGTAACAACAAATCACCACCAGGTAAATCACCTGTAATGTGTTTGTGTTTTCCGTGAGTATCCGATATAATTGTTAATTTCATATTTTAATCCATTTATTGTCGTGATTATACTTAAAAGATCCAATGTGTTCTTTATCCCAAAAATTTGGTTCTATCAAAGATAGGAAATTTTTTTGGTTGTTACCAACATAAAGGTGGTAAATTTTCCCAATTACTGGTTCAAAAGTAAATTTTGATTGATAAACCAAATCATTCCATTGGTATTCATCAACAAGTTTCTGATACTCTTTTTTTAATTCCTCAAATCTATCAATAAATTGTTTATTAAGATCCATTATTCTGGGTTCTTTCCAACTTTGGATGTCGGTCAGTTTAATAGATGGCGCCCCAACATTACTACCATATGGTAATAGTCCAGGATTATCTGCTACGTTGTCGGGTTTTTCCATCTTCTATAGTTTGTTATTAATGATACCACATTAACACCACCAAATCAACTATGGTTTTGTATAAAATTGTATTTTGTTTTTGGCGTTTTCAATCAACCATTTATCAACGTAAGGTATTTTTTTTAAAAACTCCAATTCGTGTTGGTACGCAATGACTTCCTCCACATTTGGGTTCAAATTAAGGTTAGTTTTTAGGAGGTATAAATGTAATGATTCGTGAACGAGGATTGCCGAAATGTTATAGATATTACCAT